TTAGACTATGTTTGGTTACCAGAAACTATGCAATTAATTTCATGACTATAGATTTTGATAAGTACTGCTTATTCGTGGATGGTGTCACATCCGATTCCAGTAAAGATTTTGTCTATCTTGCTGATCGCTTGGTTGAACTTGACAGAAAGGGTGCCAATATTGAACGCCTTACCACTGCTGCTGTTGGCATGTCTGCTGAGTCTGGTGAGTTTCTTGAGATCATTAAGAAGATGGTTTTCCAAGGTAAGCCTTGGAGTGACGCTAATAGAGAACATCTTATTATTGAGTTGGGTGACGTTATGTGGTATGTAGCACAAGCATGCATGGCACTAGACATATCATTTGACGAAGTAATTGAAGGCAACATCAAAAAACTAGAGAAAAGATATCCTGGCGGTAGTTTTGACATTCATGACTCCGAAAACCGTGCAGCAGACGATCTCTAATTTTCATCAAGCGTTCCCTTTAATCATATATGAGAAGGGAGTCAAAGGATTTTTACCATTACTATACAAAAGTTTTGAAGATGGTAAGTTTGACAATTCTACTGGCAAAATAACAGGAGAACTGAATGGTAAAGTCCTGATACATCAGGACATCAGACTAGCACCTTTCTTCAGAGAGATTAAGAAGTCTGTTATTGAATACTTACAGCATTTTGAAGTAGACAAAAAAGAATTTCAAATAAATTTTGTCAAGACTTGGTTTACTATATGTGATCCTGGTCAAACAGTTCCGATGCATTATCATTCATGTTCACATATATCATATGTGTACTATATTCAAACACCTGGCGATCCAATAATATTTCATAAGAAAAATCCTAATGAATGGTTTGGAGATGCCTTAAGGTTTTCATCAGAAAATAAATTTAACAACACATCTACCTATGGAATTACTCCTAAAGCAGAGCATCTTGTTATGTTTCCTGGTTCTCTCGAACATTATACTGTTGCTGAACCTAGAGAGCATAGACGAATTAGTCTTGCGGGCGATATTGTTTTGACACTAAAGGATAGAACTGACACGGAATCTGGTTTACTATCTCCACAATACTGGAAAGACTTCTAAATAGTACTATGGCAGCAGGAAAAGTAAAAAAAGAAAAGAATCAAATCCTCAACCTTGTAGGTAAAGGGGGAGAATATGCTAATGACACCGATAAAAAGGAACTAAAAAAATTCCTAGATGCGGGTGGTGACCACAACTTTTTTATTAAAGAACAGGGAAATAATCAAGTATTCAAGTGGCCTAATCTAACAACAAAGGGAGCACCTAAAACCGTTTATATATTTGCAGAAACTAAAGCTGTAGAGAATATAAAATCTGCTTATAGATCAGCAGACAAAGGTGATTCAACAACCTTCAAGGGAATGGTTGGTAGTCATCCAGTAAACCTAACTGCAACCAAAAAAACAGATGGGTTGCAAGCAGCGACTATAACTAAGATGCAGGAACTTGCATCGCTAGAAATTTTCAAGGCAGGGATAGAACGTAATAAGATATACAAAAGTATAAGTGATATTAGAAAAGATACTTATACAATGAAGTTGATTAATAAAATATGGAAAGACATTGGTGGTTTAGATACAGTAGATGATGATTGGTTAGAGAATTTTTATAAACAACAGAAAGCATTACTCAGTTCTAATGGTATTGGCAGTAGAAATGTTACAGAATTTAATCGTGAAGGCGGTTTTATGAAGTACATAAGTGGTGTTGTTAATAAAAAATTTGGTGTGTCTGGTAAAGATAACTGGGATCCTGCTGACATATGGTTAATTAGAGATGAGGATAAAGCAAAAGCAGAAATTAAAAAAATAGTTGACAAACCATCTCCAAATTTTGAGCAGTTTCAGTCTCTAATGAGGCAACTTTTTAACGCACATAAAAATACTAGTGATCCAATGGTCTTTGGCATTTCTTTAAAAAAAGTTGCTAAAGGAGAACCCGCACAAATAGAGTTTGTCAATCACGAACTATCATTTTTTAAAAGATTGGAGGACATTCAGTTGAAATACGTAATGAGTAAATGTAACCTAGGTCAGAAAAAAGACAAAGGTGGATCTATAGTTATGGGATCACAGGACACAAGATTTATCATTCAAGATGGTCGTAGTAGCACCTATGATTTCCAGATAAAAGGAAACAATTCTACAAATTTCAGTAATTTAAAATACGAACCTACTGCAAAGGGTGCAACTGCTGCTAGACTAGGTAAAGCAACGGTTGAATTGGTGATAACAACGATGCAAGAAAATTTTGGATTATCTTTTACAAAAGATAATACATCATATCCCATGGATGAAAATCAAATAGAAAAAGAAAGAGACAATATCATCAATATGATTAAATCTATACAGAAAAAAGGTTGCGATACTGTAGAAACAGATCCTGTACAATGCTATGAAAATTTAAAATTTGCAATGTTAGATGCTCCATGGACTGCTAACTCTAAAATACAGCAGATAACATGGTTATCTAAGATACTATCATTACCAAGAAAAAAATTAGATAGTTTCTCTACTGAAATGTTATTCATGGCAAAGAAAGAAGGCACAAGATACGGTCCTTTTGCAAAGATATTCTAATGTCTAAGAATACTCATCTTGAACATCTAGAAGATAGCATCTTGTTAGACGGTGAGCAAGGTGCTAAGGATGCTTTTATGTTTTTGGATGAGTTAGCACGAGTATTTACTGGAGTACAGTCAAATAATTTTAAAATTACTACTAAATGGGACGGTGCTCCTGCTGTATTTTGTGGCACATATCCTGGCACAGACAAATTTTTTGTAGGATCTAAATCTATATTCAATGTCAATGCAAAAGTTAATTTTACCAATGAGGATATAGATCGTAATCATGGTAGTTCGCCAGGTCTTGCTAATAAATTAAAAGATTGTTTAAAATATCTACCAGAATTAGGTATAGAAGGCATAGCACAGGGAGACCTACTATACACTGACGATAAAGTAAAGAAAAAAATTAATGGAAACGACTGTATTATATTTCAACCCAACACTATAACCTACTGTATACCAAAAGAGGATGAATTATATGACAAAGCAGCAAATGCAAAGTTAGGTGTAGTTTTTCATACATCATACTCTGGCAAAACTATGGATGATCAAACTGCTAGTTTTGGATATGATGTATCTAAGTTAAATGACACTAGAAATGTATTGGTTTTGAGTGCAGAAACAGGTCAATTGGGTAGTGATGTTTTGTTGACTAAAAGTGAGAAGACATCGTTAGAAAAATTAAAAACATCTAGTGTTTCTTCACTATCAAATGCATCGTCATTCTTAAATGAAGTGGCAGAACAAATATCTTCCAAAGATCAACTAGTTATAGGAACTAGATTAAAAATATTTTTTAACAAATACGTACGTGAGGGTAAAAAATTACCTAAAGACAGTGTATTTCTTAAAGAATTTAAAGATTATTTTGAGACTGAGGTAAAAAAAGCAGCAGATAAACTTAAGACACCAAAAGGTAAAGCAGCAAAACTTGCTAAGTTGTATGATGGTTTGGATATGATAAAAGATAATGAAAAAGCATTAAAAAACACAGTAAATTTATACTCTGCATTACAATCTGCTAAAGAAATGTTCATACGTAAGTTAGAAACTGGTGAAAGATTTGGCACATACTTAAGAACAGAGAATGGATATACCATAACTGCACCAGAAGGATACGTTGCTATACAAGAAGGTAACACTGCAGTCAAATTGGTAGATCGTTTATCATTCAGTGTGGCAAACTTTAATGTAGAAAAAAACTGGGTCAACGGAGATACTAAGCAATGAAAAGAGTAGTATTTGCATATGGTAGATTTAATCCTCCTACTATAGGGCATGAAAAACTTATACAAGCAGTAGAGAAACAAGCAAAAGGTGATGATTGGTTTATCATACCAACACAATCTGTGGATCCAAAGTCCAATCCTCTACCATATGATGTTAAAACAAAATATATGAAGATGATGTTCCCACAATACGCTGATCATATAGATGATAAGGCATGCTGTAGGGTTCCTGTGGATGTCATGAAACATCTTATGATGAAAGATTATACTGATGTGGTAATGGTAGTTGGTTCTGATAGATTAGGTCAGTTTGGTTTCTTACAGAAAAACAATAGGAAGGATGAATACTCATTTAACTCTATAGAAATAGTATCTGCAGGGGAGAGAGATCCAGACGCGGAAGGTGCTTCTGGAATGTCCGCATCTAAGATGAGAAAGGCAGCAAAGGATGTAAAAACTTCTGATTTTATGGCAGGAATACCAGATTCATTAACTTCAAAACAAAAGTTAGAACTTATGAAAGAAGTTAGAAAGGGAATGGGTTTATAAATAAACTTGATATGTACAACTATATTCATGAAAAGTCTTTCAGACTTCACTAAGAAATCCAAAGTTGCGGAAGCAAACATCACTCGTGATAAGTTCTATAAGAACGAAGTGTATAAGAAGGGTGAGTGGGTTCTTACTGAGCAAGGACAAGTTGGTAAAATACACCGACGAGGTCCTAACTACGTATTATGTCTCACAGCAGAGAACACAAAGTTCCGCAGTTGGATTACAGACATAAAAGAAGTCTTTGAGATTGGCACTGATGCGTATCGAGAGTATGTTATGTCTATAACACCTGGTCAGAAGGTTCAAAAACCTAAAGGAACTGCCAAGGTGCCAGAGACTATCCCAAGCAAACACCCTACAAATAAGATGGATAAACACGAGTCTAAAAGTCTAGCACAAGTAGCTGCTGAGACTATGCTAAACCCTAAATTCAAGTCTATGAAAGAGACTTGGAGATACGATTATTCTGCTAAGATTGGCAACACAGACATCAAAGGTCTTGGTGCTGATGGCGTAGGTGGCGGTGACGCACCTGGCATGAAACTTGCAGAACCAGAGGGCGGTAAAGGCAAACCAACCATCAAAAAAGTGCAACACTCCTGTGCTACTAAGGTAGAGCATTCAGAGTGGGGTAAGGGCAATTGCTTAAAAGAGCAACATACACTCGATGAAGAAGGTAACGTTAGTCATTACGACGTTATGTTTGAGCATGGACTAGAGCAAGACGTTCCAGTTCAAAAACTAAACGTTCTTGTCAAAGAATACCACGAGCACGTAGTAAATGACGAGAAGAACGAGATCAACGAGAAAAATCTTGATCCAGTAAACCCAGTTGCAATGGGTAAGAAGTTTAAAGATAGAAAAGATAAAGATATAGACAATGATGGTGACACAGATAGCAGTGACAAGTATCTTCACAAGAAGAGAAAGGCAATCTCTAAAGCAATGGCAAAGGAGCATCATGAAAAAGATGCAGATGGTAAAGTCATTGAGCATGATGTAGAAGAAACTACACCATCTTCAGTAGAAGAGGGTAAGAAGGGACTCTATGCTAACATCCATGCTAAGAGAAAGAGAGGAGAATCTCCTGCAAAACCTGGCGATGAGGACTATCCTGCTAAGGATGCTTTCAAGAAGGCAGCAAAGACTGCTAAGAAAGAAGAGGTAGAGGTAACAGACGAGAGTATGAAGCAAGCACGTAAGAACGTTGGTGCATCTACTTGTTGGACAGGTTACAAAGCAAAGGGAACTAAAATGAAAGGTGGGAAGAAAGTTCCTAACTGTGTCAAGGAGTTCTCTGAGTGGAGAGCGATAGCTGAAAAAAAGTAGAAAGCAGTTCCGTTGAGATCATGCCTGAATTGGATGATCCAGACGGGATGAAGAGGGCAGGAGAAAAGAAAATGCCCAAAGTTAAGAACGAGGGTTGCAATCATAGTAAAGGTGGTGTAGACTGTCCTATACATGGAACTAAAGAGTGCCCATCATGACATATAAAGCCTCTGACAAGGTTACCCCATACGACTGGTGGTTCGATAAAAACGTACCACAAGCACAGTATGGGAGTTTACAGTGTTGGTTGTATAAAGAGAAGGAAGAATTTATTAATGCCTATGATATGTTGCTAGGCAGTTGTTATTATCAAATTAAATGGGGATGCGGAAGTGAGGAAAATCTGGCAAGAGGACGCTATCAGTAGTCTGTCTTCTTACAAGAATTTAAAGGAACAGTATAAAGAAATAATACCAGAGATAGTAAAGTTTGTAGAGGTTAATCAACCTATACTATCTGATTGGGTATTAGACCAGTGGGTTAACGATAGAAATTTAGGTAGAGTCCAGTTGTGGGAAGGTGACTGGAGAGTAATTCCTATGCCACTTAACATAGTAGGAACTACAGCAACAGAAGAAGACTTTGAACTCAGCGAAATGGTATCATTCGTTGAGTTGTTTAATACTACAACAGAGAAGGCACAAGAAGTATTACCTAAACTTACTGAGAGTATGAAAAAATTATGCCCTACATTCTATAGTGCTATACAAGAAGATGTAGATGGTAAGTTGATAAAGTCAGGAACAATAAGTAAGTTATCACCAGGCACAAAGATCAATCCACATAACGGTGATATAGATTCATTACGTTTACACTTTCCTGTAGTTACAGATGCATGTGCATGGTTATGTGTAAGAGGTAGGAAGAGAACATGGACTGTAGGAGAACCTTTTGCTTTCCATGATAACGATAAACACTGGGCACAACATCATGGTTTAAGGGATAGAATTGTGGTTATCATGGACTACTCGTTGTCACAACTAGAAGAGCGTGGGATTTCCATAGAAAAATGGGAAGAAGAACCTGCTATATAATATAGTACGCAAGTCTTAATTATGACTAAATTTTTACTCCCATTTGCAATCAAAATTATTGATGCTGCAGTGGACAAGATCCCAGAGGATCTAGAAGATAAACTCAAGGAGTTTGTTATTGGATTGCTTAAAAAAGCAGCTGCCAAATCAGGCAACAAAGTAGATGATCAACTAGTAGAAGCACTAGAGAAAGCACTACTTGAATAAATATAACATAGACAACTTTTAAAATCGGAGATTGCCATGTCGCTTTATGGTAAGGACGACAGTAACGCCAATAAGACCAAAGCGGGTATTGGTGTGTCTGGAAGTTCACAAGCAAAAACAATAGTGTTTATTGACGACACTGAAGCACAACTCAAGTCTAACAAAGACAGGGGTGTTGGATCACCTGGCTGGTATTCGTTCTTTACCTATACAGATATGCATGGTAATACACGATATAAGGCAGAGCATCTAGTTAGTATCGCAGGTCCTGAAGCAAACGCACAGGAGACACAAGCAGACGATACAATTGGAGCAGACGTTCTAGAGACTATCTCTATCGCTAATGCAGGACAACCAGCTAACTCTACTTCATCTAGCGGTGCAGGAACATTCGCAGTTACTGCTACAAGAGATCAGTCTGGAACACTCACCTATCAGTGGCAGAGACAGAAACCAGGCACAACTACTTGGACTAATCTTGCTGCGGGCACCGACACAGGTATCACATACGCTGACTTCACTACAGCAACACTTGCTTACAGTGGACTAGCAAACGATGCTCTTGACGGTTACAAGTATAGAGTTAGAGTTAACACAAGTAAAGGTGCTACAGAGGTTATCTCTAATGGTGCTGCTACTTTAACATTCGGTAGCTAATGAATGAGATTTGATGAATTGAATGAGGATAACTATATCCTCTTTGCTATTAAAAATTATGATAATCCACAAGCAGCAACCAAGGAGGATTTCTTTGAGGACATGAGGCGTTTTAAGTATATTAAACGTCTCCTCAAGAAATATCACAAGGGAACTGAGGTCAAACTTAGTTTGTTGCTTAACCATATTATTATCATATACAATGTATTTGGTGACGCTGCACCACATCTACTCTTCTATAAAATGGAGAGAGATTACTGGTCAGATATCAAGGCAATAATGATTTTCCTTGATAAGTATCCAGAGATGGAGACTGCTAGTTTAAAAGAAATAGCAGTAAATAATTGTATCTTAGAGGAGCTTAAAAACTTATGATGGGTAGTGCAGGAATCACTAACGTCGGACCTATCAATACACCTACAACAAATGCGGGTGCTATAGCAGGGTTTGATCCTATCATGAAGATGTCTAAGCGAAGGACTAAGAAACGCAAGAAGATGGAGTCTGCGGGCAAACAATGGGATCACCGTAGGAGAGATCCTACCTACATAGATGGTAGGAGTAAACAAGCACGTAAACTTATCAAACGTTTAACTAAGAAAAAGAAAATGACTGAAGAAACATTACTCGAATACGGAGACGACGATAAAAAGTCTGGTGGTTCTGGTGGCGACAACACTAGTCAAGCGTACAAGTTTATTGCACAGAAACGTAAGGTAGCAAAGAAGCAAGAACGTGAGAAGAGAGCACAGAATCGTAAGCAAGAGATTCAGACAATCTCTCGTGCAAAAGCATCTGACTATCAGAAGAAAGCAAAGGATAGACAGAAGAAGTTATCTACTCAACTAGCAACTAAGAAAGAAGAGTGGGATGGTATGGTGTATATGGATAGTTTGCTAGAGCAACTAGAAAACGAAAATGAGAATCCAGTATACTACTTCTTTAACGATGAGTCTGAACTAGAGGTGACAAACGAGCAAGCATATGATATAGTAGAGAAGTTCGGTTCACTATCTGACGATAACAAGGAGATGTTCCTTGACAAGATCGCAGAGAGTAAGAATTTTCTACAGCATATCATCCGTTTGTGATCAATAGAGTTAAAACTTTTACTGAAGAAGACTGTAATAAAATATTAAAAACTATCTACGACCTCGACAAACTGTGGATCAACAGGAGTCAAGAGCGTAGATATTCTTTTGAAAACCAAATATACATTACTAGAGCACCCTTCTGGACGTTGGGTGCTGTTTCTTATTTGGATCATGTTGCTAGTCCCTCTAGATATAATAAGCATAGGGACTTCTTAAACCCTGTTCTTATTAAAAAATTTGATTGGATCTATGACATCATCATCGAAAAACTGCAAGGAGAACTTGACGCACCTGTCGTCCTTGATGGGTTTCTTTCTTATCCTGGCTTTCATATTTTTGCTGCAAAAACTAAAGGTGTTATCTTAAAGGAATATACTAAGTTGTTTGAGAAGTCTTTAGGTAGTGTTCATGTTGACGTTCAGTATGAAGAACACCATGAATACTGGCAAACTTTTAATGATGTCAACTTCAAAGATGAGGATATAATGTCATTTACAATACCTATAGATCTACCCTCTGGTGGAGGTGGGTTGTATACGTGGGCAGATGAAGTCAACCCATACTCATTTAACTATACTACTACTGAGAATAAACTGACTGAGTTAAAAAATGAGAAGGTTCCTAATCTATACAATAAAGGTGAGATGGTATACTTTGTAGGTCATCTTTTACATCAGATGATGCCAGGTATCAACGTACAACCCACAGATAAAAGGATAACTGTGCAAGGTCATGGTCAAAAATGTGATGGTGTCTGGAGACTATACTGGTGACACTAGGTTTTAATAGAATACCTATCCTTACAGAAAAAGAGAACGAACTTGCATTTCAAGAGATCCTTGGGATGAAAAACATTTGGTTCTCACGAACTAATTGGCATCCTGCAGTAGAGATAGGAGGAGAAGACAGTGGTATAGAGGATTATGTGCACTACTATACTATTGGTGCAGCACTCTACATGGATGCTAGAGATAAAGGATGGAAGTATTACAACAGACTATATCCAAAATACAATCAAGTTCTTAAAAAGAAACTTCAATGGTTATATGATAAGTTCTTAATAGAACTACAAAAAGAACTAGGAGAGTGTGAGTACGAGGATGGTTTAGGTTTGCCAGGTTTCCATATCTACGAGTTTGATGATGCACCTAGTGATAGGAAACATCATCGTTGCCTACATTATGATGGTCAATGGTGGTATGGTAGAAATTATTTCAAGAGAAAATATAGTAATATTGATTTTGATAATCAATTGAGTTATACATTTAGTATTAAAGTTCCTCATAATGGTGCTGCCATTGCACTCTGGAATCTTCCAGAAGAGTATCATAGGAAGGCAAGTGATATAAAGTATATGATATGGAGAGATATCATACACCGATATGAGACTGTAGAGTATGTGAAAGAGATAAAGGAGAACAATACTATAGAAGATCCATGGCAATACAAGTTATTCAATAAAGAGTGTGGTGATCTAGAACAGTATATACCTCATGTGATCCCTCACATAGAGGGTCACTCATTCTATTATTATGGAATGGTAATGCATCAGATGATTCTTGGAGATAGTTTTAAGCAGGGTGATTA